AGGCGCGCTGGGGCAAGGAACGCGAACGGAAACAGCAGCCGGAGATGGCGTGATGAGGGTATGGCGCCGATCATGCTACCATTTTGCGTTGGTCTGGACGGGCGGATACGAGCGTCATTGGTCTGAATCGTTTGATGCCGTCAAATTCAGATTCGATCTGGTGAAAGAACGTCACCCTCAAGCCATTGGAGCGATTGTTCGACTGCGGTGGATGGAGACGGTGCAATGAGCGAGATGATTGAGCGGGTGGCGTTGGCTATATGCGGCGACGACAACCCAGCGAATGTTCTGGCTATTCACAAAACGCGGGCTAGAGCAGCCATCGAGGCTATGCGTGAGCCGACTGATGCGATGAGCGCAGTAGGTTGCGAGATTCCACAATGGGATCAGGAGACCGCTGATGATGGTGCCGCTGCCGTCTATCGGGCGATGATCGACGCCGCACTCAAATAGCCGACCGGCACCGATCGCAGGTGACCGCTAACGGTTCGGCGGGGTCGATGTCGATCAGCATCATGTGGCTACATCGAGGGCAGGTGACGGCAGAGTCGCCGTATGCCGCGAGCCATGGATTTCGCTGCACGCGACGCGACACACGAAGCATTGAGCGTTGTTGTGAACGTGCTTTGCCCTGAGCCTTGCGGTCGCCGCCGGACAGAAGCGTCGGCTCTTTCGATAGGTCGCGCTCCATCTCGAACTTGCATCTCGATCGGATGAAATCAAGCGACAGAATGGGCGCGAGCATGAAGGACTGCCGGCCGAGTTTGCGGACAGGGTGATTGGTCGGTGTGGCGGTCATATCACCGAAAATAGGGGATACCGATGTAGCGGGCGAGTCCGTTTAACGAACCAGCGAGGCTCCTATGGGGTCGCGTTCGGGCGAAATGTTCCATAATCAAAGTTTTTTGCTGCTTGGCCTTAAAACATGCAGCAGGGACGTGATCAGTTCCAAGGGCTCTGGAACGTCCTGCGCCTGCCAATCTTCGATGATCTCTATCGCCGCAGTGATTTCCTGCGGGCTCATTCCTTCTGGAATCTTCACTCGAGAGGCCTCAATCCCACCTTTGAACTCTTTTGGAAGCGTTGGCTTGTCACTCATTCGTTCATCGCCTTTCGCCATTCCCTTGTGATACGAGCATTTCTAGCACGATCCACGCTCATCTTACGAGACTTGCACCACGCCCGAACCAGTTGCCGAGACACGCCCGCGAGACGTGCCGCTTCGGGGACTGTGATGACGCCACGGGAGATCAGCAACAGCACCGCACGACGTGCTTCCGGGTCTTTCAGCATTTTACGAACGTAAAACGCCATTCCATGACCGACAACGTACCCAGATGACATCGGCATCACCGACGTCATCGCAGAAAGGCCCATGAAATATGGACATTTCAATGGTGCGTTGTCCAACCCAGCATCACCGCGCTATCCCCATCGCGCGTCCCGCATCGCGTGCGCGCCCAATCCTTCCACAGGGAGCACTGCGACCGAGGACCACTGACGAGCGCAAGCGCGAGGATGTGCTATCATTCCCTTAATGCAAGTTTGGCCCTCCTGAGAAAGCGCCGTCCAGGTCCGAGGGCTTATGAGCGTGTCGTCAGGCTCAGGGCAAGACACGCTCTCTGGCCGTGCTGTATCAATGCACGAGTGAGGGGATGACCTCGTTGCGGCACCATGCCGAATAACGAGAATGTTCCATAATCTTGAAATATTATTGCGCAATGATATGTCGCGTGATGCGTTCACTATCGATGATGATGAACGGCCAACAGTTATATCAATGACTTAGCAGCGAAATGCCACTGATGCCGTATCAGTGGTGCCCGCAAAACACTGGCGAAACGCAGTAAAATCAAGCTCTGGCCTGCTTAAAAGACCCGGGAGGGGTGGGGGTGGGGCCAGATTCAAAACCCGGCTGTATATTTCAACTTCCCCCACTCGCACGCGGCTTTGTCAAAAATTCTGGCCGGGCGTTTTGAAAATTTGGTCGGCGGTTTTCTGAAAGTTCGGGTGCGTTGTCGGATAGGGCCGCGCGCGTAACTTGTTAGCATGAGCGATGTGACCGGCACTCCGACTGTTCCCGATCCTGAAGAAGCGAGCCTTGGGCCTGCGATGTTGGCGCTTTCACCTGCGAAGCGGCGGTTTGCGCTGGCTGCGGTGATGTATCCGCTGGCGAAGGACTGGCAGATCGCGAAGGCGGCGGGATATTCGGACCGGAGCCACGGCGCGTTGCGGGTCACGGCGCATCGGCTGTTCCATGACGAGGCTGTTCTGGCGGCGATCAAGGAATGCGCGGACAAGGAAATCCGCGGGTCGGCGATGCTGGGGATCGCGACGATCAAGAAGATCGCCCGGCACGACATGCACAAGGATCAACTGAAGGCGGCGCAGACGCTTGTCGGGCTGGCCGGCTTCACGATCGATCAGAACATCAACCTGAAGCAGACGATCAAGGATGAGAGCGGCAACGCGATCATGACCGAGATCAAGCAGCTTGCCGCGAAACTCGGCGTGCCGCTGCAGGTTCTGCTCGGTCCGAAGGCGGCAGAGCCTATCGATGCGGAATTCAGCGAGGTCAAGGATGGCTGATCTTGAGTGGAATAAACTCGATCAACGGTTCGAATATCTGTCCCGGACCGATTCCGAGCTTTACGCCGAGGTGAAGGATAGTCTCGATCCTAAGGATGAGGTGATCAAATCTCTGCTCGAGAGGATTGCTCGATCGTCTCGCGCTGCTCATCGCGAATCGAGATACTGATGACCGACATCCCGCCGCTTCCGCAGCTCAAGGAAATCCTGACCGGCCTGCGGGCGCTCGACTATCGCAAGACATATCAGCAGTTTTTCGATTTTAAGCCGTATCCGAAGCAGAGCGAGTTCCTGGCTCTCGGCCTTGGAAAGCGCGAACGCCTGCTGATCGCAGGCAACCAGAACGGCAAGACGCACACCGGCGCGTATGAGGCGGCGTGCCACATGACCGGGCTTTATCCTGACGACTGGAAGGGCCGCCGGTGGGATCGCCCGACGCGCGGCTGGATCACCGGCGAGACCTCGCTCGTGGTGCGCGACGTGCAGCAGAAGAAACTTTGCGGCGAGCCTGGCGTCGAGGAATCGTTCGGCACCGGCATGATCCCGAAGGAGCTTTTCGTCGACAAGCCGTCGCTCGCGCGCGGCGTGACGGATGCCTACGACACCATCCAGGTTCGGCACAAGTCCGGCGGCATCTCGGTGGCGCGTTTCAAATCGTACGAACAGGGCCGGGCGAAGTTTCAGGGCGAAAGCATCGATTGGGGCTGGGCGGACGAAGAACCGCCTGAAGACGTCTACGCCGAGCTGTTGGCACGCACGATCGCAACCGGCGGGATGCTCTACACGACGTTCACGCCGCTGAAGGGCCGCTCGAGTGTCGTCATCCGCTTCCTCGACGAGCCGTCACCAGATCGTGGCGTGGTCACGATGACCATCGACGATGCGCTGCACATTCCGGCCGAGGAGCGCGAGCGGATCATTGCCGGCTTCCTGCCGCATGAGCGCGAGGCCCGTGCGCGCGGCGTGCCGATGCTTGGCGAGGGCCGGATTTTCATGATGCCGGAGGACGGCATTTCCGAGCCGCCGATCGAATACATCCCGGCGCATTGGGTCAAACTGTGGGGCATCGATTTCGGAATCGGTCACCCGTTCGCGGCGGTACTCATGCTTTGGGACCGCGACAACGACGTGATCCACCTGCACCATGCAATCCGGGTTGCCGATGCGCTTCCGATCCAGCACGCCTTCGCGATGAAACAGATCGGCGCCGCGGTGCCGGTGGCGTGGCCCCGGGACGGAACGAACCGCGAGACCTCAAGCGGCGAGACACTGGCGGCGGCCTACAAAAAGCACGGCGTTCTGATGCTGCCGCAGCACGCAACCTGGCCGGATGGCGGGTTGTCGACCGAAGCCGGCATCCTCGAAATGGACGACCGGATGCGCTCGGGGCGGTTCAAGGTCGCCGCGCATCTGTCGGAATGGTTTGAGGAATACCGGTTCTATCACCGCAAGGACGGTCAGATCGTGAAGATCAAGGACGACCTGATGAGCGCGACCCGCATCGCGGTGATGATGAAGCGCGCGGCCAAGGCCGTGACGCTCGGTGCGCATGTCATGTCCGGCCCCACGAGCCCGGTCGCGACCGGCACGGATTTCGACGTTTTCAGAGGTCAGTAGCCGGGTGCGTTGCCGCTTTCGGGTGGCGGCGCATGTTCGGTCAGCATTTTTCACGCTGACCGGAGTTTCCCATGACCGACGAAGCAGCCAAGCCCGAAATCGCAGAAGTTGAATTGTCGCCGGCAGAGGCGCGCCTTCGTGCGTTCGAAGACGAAAAGCTCGGCGAAAATGCCGTGCGCATCAACGGCAAGATCGAGCGCGGCTTCGGATCGAAATTCCGCGAACTGCCGGAAGCCGATCAGGAGCAGTACGCCAAACTTGAACGGCTGATCGAGGCCGAGCGCAAGGTTGACGACGCGCGCGCCGCTCTGGCGGTCGCCGAAGCTGAATACGCCGACGCCGAAAAGGCGGCCGGCAATGCCTGATGTTCTCTCGCAGGCGAGCGCTGATCTCGGTCTCGGGGACATGCTGCAACAGCAGGTCCAGAACGAGACGGAGGAGGAGCGCAAGAAACGCATGGCGCAAGCCGCACAGCGACATAGCCTCGGCACGTCCGGGTCGTTGGCTGTGACCTCGCTGTTCGGCACAGGAGGGACGCCCGGTGGCACTCTCTAAGGAGTTCGAACGCAATCTTGCTTTCGACCTTCGCGGAAGCTGGCAAGCGCGCGCCCTCGTTGCGACAAAGGGACCGGCGCGGATGGTGATGCTTTCCGTGTTGGCGCACACGCTTGAGCAGGCCGTCGTTACGCTCTGCTTTGCTGCGTTTCCGGACTTCGATGGCAGCCTGCCAAATCCGGTGATCATCTCTGCCGCGCGAGTTGCAAAGACCGGCGCGATCATTGCCGACACGACAGATAGCCGCGGAAACGAATGCAAAGACACGGTTCTGTTCGATAGCGAACTTCAGATGCGGGACGCGTTCCGACGCCTTGCTGACCGCATGAAGATCAACGACGACGAACGTATCGAGATGTTCAAGTACGTCCAGCGCTGGGTGGTCGCCGACCGCCGGCTTGATCCGAACTTTGACCCGAAAGACCCGGATGCCAAGCGCCTCGTCAACTGACGCGAAATACGACGCCGGCACCGCTCCGACCGTTGATGGCGGCCGGAAGATGTCGCAGCGCGAGGAAAAGATCGTCGCTGACTGCCTGCGCGAATTCAGCCAGTACCAGACACGCCGATCGATGTTCGCCGGACAGTGGGAGGAGATCGCAGAATTGATCCTGCCGACGTCCCGCAACACGTTCTACTTCGGTAACTACAACGCGCCCGGGCAGAAGAAAACCCAGCAGCAAGTCGATGCGACCGGCGCGCTTGCGCTGCATCGGTTCTGCGCCATCGCGGATTCGCTTGTGACGCCGCGCAACTCGTTCTGGCACGGCCTGCAGGGCAACGACTACGTGATGAAAGACCGGGCCACCCGGCTTTGGTTCGAGAACAGCACCCGCATGCTGTTTCGCCAGCGGTACGACTCGAACGCAAATTTCGCGGCGCAGAATTACAACAACTGGCAGTCGCTCGGGGCCTTCGGCAACGCTACGATGTTCGTCGACCGATATGATAATCGCTGGCACGGCGGGGGCCGCGGCCTGCGCTACAAGGCGGTGCCGCTCGGCGAGACGTTCTTTGGTGAGAACCATCAGGGCAAAGTCGATCGGATGTATCGCTGGTTTCGGTTGACCGCGTATCAGGCCGAACAGAAATGGGGGCGCGAGGCGCTGCCGAACAATCTGGTCGCCGCGCTCGATAAGGACCAAACCGCGCTTTTCAATTTTGTCCATTGCGTCAAGCCGCGGACGGATGACTACGATCCGGATGCGCTGGACGCACGATCGTTCCCGTTCGGCTCGTATTACATTTCGATGGAAGGCCGCTGCCTGATGCAGGACGAAAGCGGATTCCGCGTGTTTCCGTATGCGGTGAGCCGATACGATCAGGCCCCTGGCGAGGTTGAGGGCCGTGGCCCGGGCCAGATCGTTCTCCCGTCACTGAAGACCCTGAACGCCGAAAAGGTCACGTTCCTGAAACAGGGACACCGCGCGGCCGATCCGATCCTGCTGCTCGCCGACGATGGTCTTGTCGGGATGAACATGCGGCCCGGGGCGCAGAACAAGGGCGGCGTCAACTCCGATGGCAAGCCGCTTGTTCATACCTTGCCGACCGGCGACATCCAGATCAGCGAAAAGATGATGCAGGAGGAGCGCGGCATCATCGACGACGTGTTCCTCGTGTCGCTGTTCAAGGTGCTTTCCGAGCATCCGAACATGACCGCGACGCAGGTCATCGAACTGGTCAACGAAAAGGGCATGCTGGTCGCGCCGACGCTCGGCCGCCAGCACACCGAATATGTGGGAAGCCTTGTTGAGCGTGAACTCGACCTGCTGACCGAAATGGGAATGCTCGACCCGATGCCGCCGCGACTTCGCGAGGCGAGGGGCGAGTACGAGGTCACCGACACGTCGCCGCTGTCACTGGCGGCGCGCGCCGGCAATGCGGCCGGCTTCCTGCGCACCCTCGAACAGGTCCGCGAGCTCGTCAACATCACGCAGGATCAAAGTCTGCTGGATCCATTCGACTTCGATACGGCCACGCCGGAAATTGCCCAGATCAACAACGTGCCGGAGCGCTGGATGGCGAATCCGGATGCGATCGCTGAGAAGCGCAAAGCTCGTGCGCAGGCACAAGCCAAGCAGCAAGCAATCCAGGCTGCACCGGCGCAGGCTGCGATGATCAAGGCACGCGCCGTCGCCGCGAAGACCGGCGCGCTTGAAGAGGCACCGGGAGCAGGGCCAGCCGTATGATCGAAGCGGATAAGGCGAAACAAATCCTCGTGGATCGTCAGCGTGCCTATGCGCTGGCATTCGGTGAAGTCGCCGGACAGGCAATTCTCGCAGACCTCGCGGTGTTCTGCCGCGCGAACGAAACGTGTGTCGTCCCTGGCGACCGCGACAAGACGTATGTGCTCGAAGGCCGACGCGAGGTCTACCTGCGCATCCGTGACCATCTCGACCTGACGGTTGAGCAGTTGATGGAAAAGTACACCCGGCCCGCCAAAGGAGCGATAAGCCATGACCGACACGACAACGACTGACACTACGACAACCACCACAGCGTCAGCCTGGCATCAGGACGTCGCACCCGAGATCAAGGGCTTCTGGGAGAACAAGGGCCTCGCCCTCGACAATCCGAAGGATTTCGCGGTCAAGCTGACCGACATGTATCGCAGCGCTGAAAAGCTGATCGGCGTGTCGCCTGATCAGGTCATCAAGCGCCCGAAGGCTGATGCGCAACCCGCCGACGTCCGCGCCTATTACGAACAGATCGGCGCGCCGAAGGAGGCGAAGGATTACGACCTGTCGCCAGTCAAAGACGCAACGCTGGCCGAAGCCATGCGCACGTCGATGTACGACAAGGGCGTCACCAAGGACGCGGCGACCGCCGTCGCTTCGACAGTGGCGAAGGTCCTCGCGGACAAGCAGACGCAGGACAATGCCGTCACCACCGCGAAGCTGCAGGAGCAGAAAGAGAACTTGCAGAAGAATTGGGGCGACAAGTTCTCGTACAACCATCTGCAGGCCATCGAAGGCGCGCGTCGACTTGGCATCGATCCCGATGCGGTGAAGGCGCTGGAAGGCATGATCGGCTACGATAAGGTGATGGAGGCGATGCGCAAGATCGGCGCCAACACCCGCGAAGACACCTTCATCGAGCGCGGCGCAGGCGGTCCAGCCGGAGATGTCACGACGCTGGAAGGCGCGAAGTCTCGCAAGGAAGAACTCATGGCCGACTCGTCATGGGTCACGAAATACAACGCGGGCGACCCCGCGGCCGTCCGTGAAATGCGCCGGCTTAACCAGATGATCACGGGAGTCACCGCATGAGCGAGGCACCCGAGGTCGATTTCGAAGCCCCGGTGGAATCGCCAGCGGCGAAGAAGCCAGCGAAGAAACCCGCCAAAAAACCGAAGCGGGCGGCAGCAAAGCCGAAAGTAGAGGCAAAAAGCTCAGCGCCATTTCCGGGCATGACCCGGACGGCCTGTGCCGAAGCCTGCAGCGCCAAAGGGTGTGCGATCAGCGGCAAGAACTATTGCGCTCACCCGTGCAAGGGCGGTTTGCAAGCGGCCGAACTGACGGACCCCAAGGCCCTGAAGCGCATTCAGGATGCCCGTACTCAGCTTGACGTGCGTCTCGATCCCGACCGCTTCAAGTGAGTGCGTTGTTGTTCTGATCTGGGCCGGGCATCTTCCCGGCCCATAGACACCCCGCGTACCGGCTCCCGCAAGGATAAGGCCATTTTGGGGAAGTGACGGCCCCCGCAAGGACAAGGCTGAGCATTGATGGTCCCTGTGCATCCGCACGGACAAGACCGCTGACGTTCAACAATCCTTTTTAAGGCGGGGCTCACATGTCCGAGAATCTTCCACAGCTATTCACCACCGAATTTTCCACGATGCTTGCGCTCAAGCTGCAGCAGAAGACTTCAAAGCTGCGCGGCCGCGTCATGGAAGGTTATCACGTCGGCAAGCAAGCTTCGCCGATCCAGTATTACGGTGCCGTTCAGATGAAGCCGCCGCAGGGCCGCTTCGCTCCGATCGGTCGTCAGGATGCGAGCTTTACGCGGCGCTGGGTGACCCCGGTCGATCGCGATTGTAACCAGCTCATCGACACCTTCGACAAACTCAAGACGGCCATCGATCCGACCTCTCAGGAAGTCGCCGGTGCCGCCGCTGCTGTCGCCCGTGAATGGGATGACCGGCTGATCGGCGCTGCCTTCGGCAATGCGCTGCTCGGCACCGACGGCGCATCGTTTACGACCGAAACCTGGGCATCGATCTCGTCGAGCTGGACCGTTTCGTCCACCTTCGGCTCGGCCGCCGCTTCCGGTCTCACCGTCGCCAAGATGATCGAAGCCAAGCGCATCATGCGTAAGGCACAGGTCGACATGGAGGAGGAGACCCTGACGTGGGTCACCAACTCGCAGGGCGAATCCGATCTGCTCAATCAGGTGCAGGTCGTTTCTACGGAATTCTCCGAGCGTCCGGTTCTCACCGACGGCAAGGTCACGCGCCTACTGGGCTGGGACATCGTTTACTCGGAGCGCCTCCCGTCGGCGTCCAACATCCGCCAGAACATCCCCTTCGCGAAGTCCGGCCTCTATCTCGGCATCTGGAAAGACACCGAGAACGACGTCGATCGCCGCAAGGACCTGAGCGGTCTGCCTTGGCAGATTTACACGATGATGTCGTCCGGAGCGACCCGCTTGGAGCCCGGCCGACTGCTCGAATGCGACTGCGCCGATACCTCGGCCGCCGCCGACGTAACGCCGTAAGGGAGCAACGCAAATGGCTGTCGATCACGTAAAATCCACGATCATCACCAACCTCGACGCCTCTCCGGCAGTTATTCCGACTGCAGGTGAAGGCGGCCCGGCTCCCATCAAGCGCAACGAAGGCTATGCGACTGCGGTCGCGGCTTCCAGCGTTGGCGCCACCTACCAGCTCGTTCGCGTTCCGTCGAATTGCAAAGTCAAATCGCTGGAATTCGAATCTGCTGCACAGGGCGCCGGCGCTTTCGATCTCGGTGTCTACTACGCGACGGATGGCGAGGGCGGTAAGCCGACCTCGTTGCTGGCGGCGAATGCGATCAGCCAAGCGCTGTTTGCATCTGCCATCGACTGTTCGTCGGCGGTCGGCATTACCAACGTCACCAACGAGAGCGGCACCTACACGATCGACAAGCGCAGCATGCCCCTGTGGCAGGCGGCGGGCCTTTCTGCCGATCCTGGCGGCTACTTCGATATCGTTGCCACCGTCGCGACCACGGCCGTCACCACCGGCACGGGTCGCTTTGGAACTTCCGTTTCGTACACGGACTGAGGTACGCCATGTCGGACCATTTCGTAGCGATTGCCCGCGGTGTTGAAGGAAGCAAGTATTCCGACTTCACCGTGGGCACGTCCTCCTCGGCCGCGACGCTCTTTGAGTTTCGCGTTGCCGATGGTGTGACGCCAAAGAAGGTCGAGGTTCTGAAGGCTCTTGAATCCATCAAGCGCTTCTTCGAGAACCCCCAACAGGTCAGTGCCGCCGGTTTTGACGTGGCGGGCTGACCATGGCAACCGCGACAGAAGCCGTATCCTTCTCGAACATTTCCGCCTCGACGAGCCCGTTCGCTCTGCGGGGCGGCAAGTATGCCGTCGCTGCGCTGGCCACCTTCGGGGGCGGTTCGGTGAAGCTACAAGCGCTGGGGCCTGACGGGACCACGTTTATTTCGCTGGCTGCTGCTTCCGACTTTACGGCTGCGGGCGGCGCTGTCGTCGATCTGCCGCCAGGCCAATATCGTTTTACGATTGCGACGGCGACTGCGGTCTACGCATCCGTCTGCCGCATCCCGTCCTGACGGTGCGTTGTCGGCACTGACCGTCTGAACGATGGTCGGTCATGGGCTTCCGAACGCCAATCGACATCGCAAACCGCGCGCTGCAGCATTGCGGCGTTCCTCGCATTTCGGCGACCCTCGGCTTTACGGAAAACAGCAAGCAGGCAAAAGAGGTCGCGTTTTGCTACGACAAACTGCGGCGTGCAGAACTGCGCCGCAACGTCTGGGCGTTCTCGACGCGCCGCGCTGCACTCCGCGCCATAGACGTCAACACGATGGTTTTGACGCCGACTCTTTGGTCCCCGTCGGTCACATATTTCGTCGGATCGATCGTTACCGATCAGAACGGAACGCTCTGGATATCTCAGGCGCCGAACAATCTTAATAACGATCCACTGAACTCATATTCCTGGCAGCAGTACTTCGGGCCTCTGACCGCGCCGCTGTACGCGACAGGCGGCTCTTATCATGCGGGCGAGATCGTCTACACGGCGGCCGGTGATGGCACGTATCGTGTGTACCTGTCTCTCGTCGATGCCAATTCGGATTCGCCGTCCGCTCCGACGCAATATGATGCGACCGCGGTCTATTTCAAAAATCAGGTCGTGATGTTCGGGCTCGTGTCGTACATGAGCCTGATCGATCTGAACAAGGGAAACCAGCCGAGCCTCGCGCCGGCGCTGTTCAACCTTGCGACAACCTACGCCTTGAATGCCAAGGTCGGTGCATCTGATGGCGTGATCTACCAGTCATTGTCGAATGGCAACGTCGGCCATGATCCTGTCAGTGATGGCGGCGTTCACTGGCTGAACACCGGAGTCCTCAATCCGTGGACCACGATTTTTACGGGCGGCACCGGCTCGTTGAAATGGCTGCAGATCGGCGGCGCTGAATTTCCGTTTGGCGTCGGATTGCAGGCGGTAAACCTGATCTATCCGATCGGGGCGGGACCGTCGTCTCAGTCTTCCACGCGCAACGTTTTCAAGCTGCCCGCGAACTGGCTCCGCGAAGCGCAGCAAGACCCGAACAATAACGGCCTGTCGTGGCTCGGTGCACCGGGAGGCCCGCGCCTGAACGACTGGGCCTATGAAAATGGCTACATCGTCTCTCGCTTTGGTGATGTGATCATTTATCGGTTTGCGGCCGACATCAGCGACGTAACGCTGATGGATGACATGTTCTGCGAGGGGCTTGCCGCGCGGATCGGCATGGAAGTGTGCGAGCCGCTTACGCAGTCGGATTCGCAGATCAAGACAATCGCGACCCTCTACAAGCTCGCGATCAGTGACGCACGCACGGTCAACGGCATTGAGACCGGATCGGATGAGCCGCCGGACGATGAATACCTCACCGTGAGGTTGTGACATGGCGATGGCCTCATACGTCCAGCCGAACTTTCTAGGCGGCGAACTTTCAAAATTTGCACAGGGTCGCTTCGACAAACCGGAATACCGGATGTCGATGAACGTTTGCCTGAATGGCTTTCCGAATGAGATCGGAACGTGGATCAGGCGGCCAGGAACGCGGAACGCAGGGACCACACGGGCAGGGGTTGCCGGCCGCGTTCTAAAATTCGATTTTGAACAATCGAATCCTTACACCATCGAGTTCACGGATGGCTTTGTGCGCTTTCGTGGCGGCCAGACGCTCGCCACAACGAACGATCCTCAATCGGTCGCGGCGGTATCGACGGCCAATCCTGCCGTCGTGCAGACGAATGCGGCGCACGGCTGGTCAACTGGCAATACAGTTTTCTTTCCGGGCTCGGCGCCAGCGCCATTGCTTGCGGCCCGCCGCTTCATCATTACCGTGATTGATACCACGCATTTCTCGCTGAAGGATGAGATTACGGGCGCGAACATTAACGGCTCAATCCTTGGCGCCATCACCACTGGTGTGCCGGTCCTTCGGGTACAGGAAATTGCTTCTCCGTATTCGAACGGAGCGTGGTCGAGCATTCGCGCTGTTCAGGCTGAAACGACCGACATTTTGTTGAACGGAGCGATCAAAACGCAGGCACTCACGGTGTCCGTTCTGCCGGAAGTTGGCACCGATGCCACGTTTGCGTTGAATTCGGTAATTTACGAGGACGGCCCTTATCTTGATCCATTCCAGGGATCTACTGTTTCACCATCTGCCATGACTGGCCTCGTCAATCTGACGCTTGGATTTCAGGCTTATTCGGCGACGCACGTTTACGACAAGGGAGACTACGCCGCGTCGGCTGGCGTCGGTTACAAGTCGCTCGTCGACACGAACGTCAATCATTCGCCAGCCTCATCTCCGACGTTCTGGACGCCTGTGTCGTTCGGCGATCCAATTGGTCCGAACGGTTTCGTTAACAGCGATATTGGCCGGTCGGTCCGTCTCTACAACGCAGCGACAGCCCCAGCGTGGTCGAATGCAACGACGTATAACGAAGGCGATCTCGTCACGAATTCAAGTGTCGGATACGTCTCGTTGGCCAGTGGGAACCTCAACAACACGCCAAGCGCGGCTTCAACATTTTGGGCCGTGCAAACGCCGGGCTGGACGTGGGGACGCATCACGGCGTTGTCGACAACCGGTTTGATCAATCCCGCTACAGGCACACCAAACGGAACGGCTACCGGCAACGGCGGCCTCGTGGCGGCGTTTAACGGAACTTCGGGACAGAACGCAGCGCATTCAGCAGCAAACCTGAACAGCTTTAATTTTCAGTTTGGGCAGTTCATCGTCACGGAACGAGCGTTCTGTGGAAAGGACTTCGGCGGATCGCCACAGTCTATCGCCAGCGCTGTTTACTATCCATCGACCGACATTGGCATGGTGCAGTGCTTTACGTCGTTCGGAGCAAATCCGTCTTCCTTCACGCCGTCAGCGATAAACCTGCGAGCCAGCAATAGTGCGCCTGTTGTCGGTAACGAAGGGACCGTGCTCGGAACGTCGTCGTTTTCGAACAATCAAACTGCGCCGATCACGCTGACATCCAACGACAGCGTGACGACCTATCGCTATATCTGGATCGAGATCGTCGGCACCGTATTTGCGGACCACGT